GGGCATCCTTTTTAGCACGAATGGGCAATATGCCTGGCGCTGAGATGAAAGATGGAAAGCCTACCCGACTTTTACTTTCTCTTAGAGCTTGGGGCGCAACGTCCAAGGAAGACGCTAAAGCTAAGGCTAAAGCGATCTCTAAGAGGAATATGAAGTGAGACCAGTATCTGTCGGAGTTAACCCAGCAGCCGCAACGCTGACAACTGTTTATACAGTTCCTACGGGTTATTACGCCAAGTTTACTGTGATGTACATTCACAATACTGGTGGTTCGACTAAGCACATTACTGTTCAATGGTATGACGCAAGTGCTGCCACAACCTTGGATATTCTTACTAACTACGACTTGACTTCAAAGCAATACCTTCAGTTTGATGGCAATGCTTATATCGTTTTAGAAGAAGGCGATAGAATTCAAATTACTACTCAAAGTGCAAGTACATTCAGTTTTATTGCCACATTTGAAGTATTAGGAGCGCAACGAACATGACCTACTTAGAACTTGTTAACGATGTGTTAGTGCGCTTGCGTGAAAGCACAGTATCTACTGTTGGCGAAACAACCTATTCTTCTTTGATTGGCAAGTTTGTCAATGATGCCAAGCGTCAGATTGAAGATTCCTATAACTGGAATGTCTTAGGACAAACAATTACAGTTACTACTGCTGCTGCCACAAGTTCTTATTCTTTGACAGGTGCAGGTCAGAAGTTTCGTATCAATGACGCTATCAACACTACCAGTGTCATTACTTTAGACAACATTGCTGTTGCGGATATGAACCGCAAGCTCAACTTTGGTACACCTTCACAGTCTATTCCTTCAGAGTTTTGTTTTAGTGGTGTAGATGGCAATGGCGACACAAAAATTGATTTGTTCCCAGTTCCTGATGGCGTATATACACTTAAGTTTGATGTAACTGTTCCACAAGCTAATCTGTCTGCTGATGGCACTTCTGTCAAGGTTTTGGATTACTTGGTTACTCAAAGTGCCTATGCAAGGGCTTTGATTGAGCGTGGCGAAGATGGTGGAACTAACTCTAATGAGGCTTATGCTTTGTTTAGAGGAATGCTCTCTGACGCTATTGCATTGGAGTCCACTCGCTATCCTGAAGACAACTTTGTGGCGGTCTAATGGCAGCGCAACTCCAAAGTTACAGTCTTTCAGCACCAGGCTTTTATGGCCTGAATACTGAAGATTCTCCCCTTGATTTAGGGGCTGGCTTTGCCTTGGTTGCAACTAACTGCATCTTGGATCAGTATGGTCGTATTGGTGCTCGAAAAGGTTGGTCAAGGGTTAACTCATCCTCTGGTGCTTTGGGTGCTAACGATGTTGGTGTTATCCATGAGTTAGTTCAGACTGACGGGACTCTTACAGTTCTGTTTGCTGGCAACAACAAGATATTTAAACTTGGTACTGCTAATGCGGTTACTGAGTTGACCTATGGTGGTGGCGGTACTGCTCCCACTATCACGGCTAATAACTGGCAAACTGCATCCTTAAATGGCATTGCATACTTCTTCCAAACAGGTCACGATCCTCTCATTTATGACCCTGCCATAAGTACAACTACTTATCGCAGAATATCTGAGAAGTCTGGTTATGTGGCTACTGTTCCTCAAGCAAACATTGCCATCTCTGCATTTGGTCGTTTGTGGGTGGCTAATACATCTACAGACAAAGTAACAGTTACCTTCTCTGATCTGATTGCAGGTCATGTATGGGGTGGTGGCACTTCAGGCTCATTAGATGTCTCCCGTGTGTGGCCTAATGGTGCAGATGAGATTATGGGCTTGGCAGCTCACAATGATTTCTTATTTATCTTTGGTAAACGACAGATTCTTGTCTATTCTGGTGCTTCTACACCCGCATCCTTGGTTTTGAGCGACACAATTGGCTCTATTGGATGTATTGCTAGAGATACGATTCAAAGCGTTGGTTCTGATGTGATTTTCTTGTCAGACTCAGGTGTTCGTTCACTGATGAGGACAATCCAAGAGAAGTCTGCACCCCTAAGAGACTTGTCTAAGAATGTTCGTTTTGACCTAAATTCCTCTTTGGCAAGCGAAACATTGGCTAATTTGAAGTCTGTTTACTCAGAAAAAGAAGCCTTTTATCTGCTTGTTTTACCTGCATCTTTCCAAGTTTACTGCTTCGATACTAAGCAATCTTTGCAAGATGGTGCTTCTAGGGTCACAAAGTGGGACTCTATCGCACCAACATCCTTGCGTTCTTTGCGTAATGGGGACTTGTACATTGGCAAGAATGGGTATATTGGTAAGTATGGAACTTATCTTGATGACACACTAACGTACCGATTTGCGTACTACACAAACAATGCTGACTTAGGAAACCCTAATCAGATTTCCATCCTGAAAAACATTACTGCCATCGTTATTGGTGGGTCTAATCAATTCTTAACTATCAATTGGGGTTTTGATTATTCTGGTGCTTATCGTGCAGAGAATATCTATATTCCTTCACAGACAAGTTATGAGTATGGAACTGCTGAATACAACATTGCTGAATACACAAGTGGTGTGCCAATTAAAACGTTAACAGCCAATGCTTCAGGTGCTGGAAAGATTGTCCAAACAGGATATGAGACAACGATAAATGGAACATCGTTTTCTCTACAAAAGATTGAAATTCAAGCCAAAGATGGCAAAATAGGGTAAGAGGTAAACCATGTCAAATTACACCAAAACAACCAACTTTGCATCTAAAGATAATCTATCACCTGGTAATCCTTTAAAGATTGTCAAAGGTACTGAGATTGATACTGAATTTAACAATATTCAGACTGCTGTAGCCACTAAGACAGATAATGCTTCTGCAAACATTACTGGTGGTTCAATTACTGGTATTACCGATTTAGCGGTTGCTGATGGTGGTACTGGTGCTTCTACGGCTACTGCTGCCCTGAATAACCTTCTGCCAAGCCAAACATCTGCTGCAAATAAATACCTTCAAAGCGATGGAACTAATGCTTCTTGGGATGCAGTAAGTCTTTCTACTTCTGACATTACAGGAACTCTAGCGGTAGCCAATGGTGGTACTGGTGTAACTTCTTCTACAGGAACAGGCTCTGTTGTTCTGTCAAACAGTCCTACTTTGGTGACTCCCGCCTTGGGAACTCCTGCTTCTGGTACTTTGACAAACGCCACAGGATTGCCCATCTCTACTGGTGTAAGTGGTTTGGGTACTGGTGTAGCTACATTCTTGGGTACGCCATCATCTGCTAACTTGGCTTCTGCTGTTACAGACGAAACAGGATCAGGTGCTTTGGTGTTTGCCAATAGCCCAACCTTGGTGACTCCTGCCCTTGGAACGCCCTCTAGCGGTACTTTGACCAATGCTACTGGCTTGCCTATCAGCACAGGTGTTTCAGGTCTAGGAACGGGTGTAGCAACCTTTCTAGCGACTCCTAGTTCAGCAAATCTTGCTTCTGCGGTTTCTGATGAGACAGGCACAGGTGCTTTAGTTTTTGCTAACTCTCCTACATTGGTGACACCTGTTTTAGGCACACCTTCTAGCGGCACTCTGACAAACGCTACAGGTCTTCCTTTGTCAACAGGTGTAACAGGAACACTTCCTGTTGCGAATGGTGGAACAGGACAGACAAGTTACACAGATGGTCAATTACTAATTGGTAATTCAACAGGAAATACACTAACCAAAGCTACTTTGACAGCAGGTTCTGGTATTACTGTAACCAATAGCGCAGGTGGTATTACTATTGCATCTACTGGTGGTGGATCAGGAACAGTAACAAGTACATCTGTTGTATCTGCTAATGGTTTTGCAGGAACAGTAGCCAATGCAACAACAACTCCTGCTATTACTTTATCAACATCTATAACAGGTGTTCTTAAGGGCGATGGAACGGCATTATCTGCCGCTACTGCAGGTACAGACTATGTAGCTCCTGGCGGTGCATTGGGGACTCCATCTTCAGGAACACTAACTAATGCGACAGGTCTTCCAATATCTACTGGTGTATCAGGATTGGGAACTGGTGTTGCAACTGCATTGGCAGTTAATGTTGGCTCATCAGGAGCGCCAGTAGTCAATGGTGGGACTTTAGGTACTCCAACAAGTGGGACTTTGACAAATGCAACTGGTTTGCCAATTTCAACTGGTGTCTCAGGTCTTGGAACGGGTGTAGCCACGTTCTTGGCAACTCCATCAAGTGCCAATTTAGCTTCTGCTGTAACAGATGAAACTGGATCGGGTTCTTTAGTATTTGGTACATCACCAACACTCACAAACCCAACTGTCACTAACTATGTAGAGACTCCATTCACGGCTAACAGTTCTACTGCCATCACCATTGCTTTGACCAACGGAACAGTCCAAATCATTACCCTGACAGGCAATGCCACTATCACAATGCCAACGGCAACAAGTGGTAAGTCTTTCATCATGTTCTTAAAGCAAGATGGAACAGGCTCACGCACAGTTACTTGGTCAACAGTTAAGTGGCCTGGCGGTACAAACCCGACAATCACAGCAACTGCAAGCAGACAAGATATTTATTCATTCTTTGCTGATGGCACAAACTGGTATGGTGTTGTTGTTGGTCAAAACTACACACCATAAGGACTGATAAATGTTTGCAGCATCAAAAACAGATTCAGTCTCTGGGGCAGCACCAGATGGTCAGTTTAACTACGTCACTATGCTCTTGCATGGTGATGGGACTAATGGCGCACAGAACAATACATTCTTAGACAGCAGTACAAACAACTTCACTATTACCCGAAACGGCAATACAACCCAAGGTTCTTTCTCGCCTTATGGGTCTAATTGGTCTAATTATTTTGATGGGTCTAGTTACTTATCTATTGCAGATTCTTCATCATTTGCATTAGGAACTAACAATTTCACAATTGAAGGTTGGGTGTTTGGCACAGGTACTACTTCTGGTGCTGAATTTATTATTGGTCAAAATACTGGCACTGCATCAACTTCTTCATTTGATATTAGATTAAGCAATGGTCAAATTCAAGCCAGAGTCTATTATGATGTTTCAACAGTTGCTATTAACAGTTCAAGCAATCTAAGAAATGCTTGGAATCATTTTGCTTTTGTTAGAAATGGCTCTGATTTAATACTATATGTAAACGGAACATCAGTAGGAACAAATACTATTGGCTCAAGTTCTATTACTGATTCATCAGCACTATTGCAAATAGGTTCTGTTTTATCAGGCAGTAATATTTATAGTGGATATATTTCAAATTTAAGAATAGTTAATGGTACTGCGGTTTATACAGGTGCGTTTACCCCAAGCACTACACCATTAACAGCAATAACAAACACATCTTTGTTGACTTGCAAATCAAATCGATTTATCGACAACAGTACAAGTGCATTTGCATTAACTCTGACAGGTACACCAAGCGTACAACGCTTCAACCCATTTGGTACTTCTACTGCCTACTCCACAAGCGTGATTGGTGGGTCAGGGTACTTTGATGGTAGTGGGGACTACCTTGATACACCAACTAGTTCTGCGTTTGCATTTGGTACAGGAGACTTTACATCTGAACTTTGGGTGTACTTGTCTCGTTCTAATGGAACAATCATTTACGAGCCTCGGTCATCTGGTCAAGAAAACAATCCTTCCATTGCTTATGGTGTTGTTACATCAGGTAAGTTTGAAGTAATAACAGGCTCTGTACAAATAACATCGTCTTCATCTTTTGCAATTGCACAATGGCATCATGTGGCAATTGTTCGTAGTGGAACGACTTTGACTCTTTGGGTAAATGGAACAAGCCAAGGCACATCAACCTTATCAACAAATTTGACAAACAACGACAGAATTAGGGTGGGCGACTACTTTACTGCTGGCTCGTATCCTTTCCAAGGCTATGTCAGCAATCTGCGTGTAGTTAAAGGCACTGCGGTTTATACATCTGCGTTTACGCCTCCAACTGCACCATTGACAGCTATAAGTGGCACATCTTTGCTTACCAACTTCACCAATGGCGCAATCTTTGACAACGCCATGATGAACGACTTAGAAACTGTGGGTAACGCACAGATTTCTACAAGTGTGGTGAAGTATGGTACGGGGTCTTTGGCGTTTGATGGTACAGGGGATTATTTAAGAGGCGCAAATATTCCAAACCTTGCATTTGGAACGGGCGACTTTACTGTTGAATGTTGGGCATATTGGACTGCCACTGTAGCAGATGGTGGTTTTCTTGGTAGCGTAGGCACTGCTGGTTTTGACTTTTCCTATTTAGAAGGAACATTAAGAATTGGTCGAGTAGACACAGCATGGGATAGCACATTCTCATCATTTACACCAACTGCGGGTGTTTGGTATCACATTGCATATACTCGCAGTAGTGGTACAGCAAGAGCATTTGTAAACGGCACTCAAGTAGGGTCAAACTCTACTAATAACAATTCATATTCCCCGATAGGCGGTGTAATTATTGGCTCAGGAAATGTTGGCGATAGAAATTTTAAGGGCTACATAGATGACCTCCGCATCACCAAAGGCTATGCCCGATATACGTCAAACTTCACAGCACCAACTGCTGCTTTCTCAGATACAGGCCCATATTAAGGAACATCATGCAAATTGCAATCTTAACTAGCCCCATAACAGTAGGCGATTATCGTGAACTGTTTAGCAATACATCATTTAACGCTAACGGCCCAAGTGATGAATTCTTAACTGCCAACAATGCCAAGAAGGTCAATGCCTTTAAAGCGCATGACAGTCTGACTCAGAAGTTAATTTCATGCTCTGCCTATGACGATGGTGAGTTTGTTTCTGTCGTGCAAGTGGCTGACCTGAGTGCTGAAGAAATCCAAGCAGCCAAGGATTCTGCAATGTCTCAACTGAGAGCCACACGCAATGCTTTGTTGCTTGCTTGTGATTGGACTCAGATTGCTGACTGCTCAATTCCTAAGAAGGCTGAGTGGGCAACATACCGCCAGACATTGAGAGACTTTCCATCAACTGTTTCTGATGCAAGAGCGACTATCACTTGGCCTCATAATCCTGATTGGGTTGAGCCAATTGGAATAGCGTAATAAGGAGCAATCATGGCTGTAACTAACGAACAAATACTGAGTTTTCTCACCTCTAATCCAAATCTGACAGATGCTCAGATTGCTGCAACAATGCAGGAATTTAGCGTTACCCCTGCACAGATGGCTGCGGCTGTTGGTTTGCCAACTGAGGCCGTGCGTGAACGCTATGTTGCGGCCGCTCCTGATACCAATACTACTGAAAACATAAATAATTTAGCAATTCAAATTCTCTCGCAAGGCACAACTGAAGCATGGACAGGTGGATTGCCTCCTGAAAAAGCCGCCTTGTATATGGCGAGTGATCTGGCTAAGAGTGGTGTTACAAACATTGAGCAAATTACCAAGGGTGATAGTGGCATCGTTAACGCCATGACGGGTCAGAAGTTAGTGTCTGGTTATGGTGAAAGAACTGGTGGAAACCTTTGGTCTGGATCATACGAAGGCAAAGGTAATACTGGTTTTGGTGTTAACTTTGACGAATCTGGTAAGCCTGTTTTCTATACTCAAGGTGCATCTTCTAGCACTTTAAAGAATGACGTTCTTAAACTAGCAGCACTAACTGGTGCTGTGGTATATGGCTTAGGTGGCTTTGAGGGATTACTGGGTGGTACTACTGCGGGAACGACTGCTGGAACTGCGGCAGGAACTGGTTTAGGTGCTTCTACATCCCTTGGTACTGGCTTAACAGCAGGAGCAAGTGGCCTTGGTTTAAGCACTACAGGTGCAGGTCTTGGTGCTTTGGGTACAGGTGCTGGCATTACTGCGGGTGCAGGTTTAACTGGTACTGGCATTTTGTCAGGCTCGACTCTTGGAACTACCTTATTAGGTACTGGAGCAGGTTTAGCAGGTTTGACAGGAACAGGCGTATTGTCTGGTTCTACTCTTGGAACAAACCTTTTGGGTACGACAGGAACTGGTGCTTTAACAGGTACTGGTGTTCTTACTGGTTCTAATCTAGGCACTCAATTACTAGGAACAGGTGCAGGAACAGCGGCTACTGTTGGTGGTCTTACTGGTTTGACAAATACTGCCAATGTTGGTTTGGGTGCATTAAACACAGGAGTCACAACAGGCTTAACAGGCTTAGGTAGTGGTGCTTTAAATACAGGCGTGAATGTTACTGGAGCAGGAACTGGAGTTGGCACAGGTACAGTAACAGGAACTGGCACTGGCACTGGAACAGGCACTGGAACAGGAACGGGTACTGGAACTGGAACAGGCACTGGAATTGGCAATTTAATATCGTCAGGTCTAACGCTTGGTGGTGGTTTATTACAGAGTCAGACTTCAAGAGAAGCCGCTATTGCTGCCCAACAACGAATTGATGCTGAGACTGCTGCTGCTAAACAAGCTGCCGCTTTCAGGCCAGTTGGCATGACCACTCGTTTTGGTACTTCACAATTCCAAGTCGATCCAGTAACAGGTCAATTGGTTAGCGCAGGTTACACACTAAGCCCTGAAGCCAAAGCACAACAAGATAGGTTCATGGCTTTGTCTAATGCAGGATTGACTCAAGCTGAAGCGGCTCAACAACAGTTTGCCCCTCTTCAAACAGGCGCTCAGAACTTGTTTAACCTTGGCAATCAGTACATTGCTCAATCTCCTGAATCTGTTGCACAGAACTATCTCAATCAACAGATGGCTTTGTTGCAACCAGGCAGAGAGTTAGAGTTGGCTAATCTGCAAAACAGACTCCAACAACAAGGTCGTGGTGGTTTGTCTGTTGCCCAAGGCGGTACTATGGGGGCTACAACTCCTGAATTACAGGCTTTGTACAACGCTAGAGCGCAACAAGAGGCTGTCTTGGCGGCTCAAGCTCAACAAGCTGGTCAGCAACAGGTTGCATTTGGTGCGGGATTGCTTGGTCAAGGCGCTCAAACAATGGGTCAGTACTATGGTGGTCAACAAGCCGCTTATGCCCCTTATACGACTGCTTTTGGTCAAGTTCAGGGTCTTGAGGCTTTGGGTCAGCAGCCCTTCACAATTGGCGCACAACTTGGTAAAGAAGCATCGACTGCGGGAGCAAGAGTGGGTCAACTAGGTTTACAGGGTGCTGGTCAAAGCGTAGCATTGGCAACAGGACAAGCCGCCACAAATAATCCTTATGCAAATGTGCTAGGTGGTTTAGGTGCTTCGCCAGCATTTAATACTGCTGCAGGAAATTTCTTTAGTGGCTTATTCTCTTAAGGATTTATCATGGCAGAAAATATAGTAGGTAGCCTTTTTGGTTTAACACCACAAATGTATGGTGAGCAACAGCGCAGAAGTGCTTTGCAAGAAGGCATTACCCTTGCTCAACTAGACCCTGTTGCACGTGGTGCGGCAATGACCTATGCGGGTGCTAGAGGTCTTGGTGGTGCTATTGGTGGTGCTATGGGCATTGAAGACCCGCAGTTGAAGCTAATTAGCGCTAGAAACACTATTGCTCAACAAATAGATCAGACTAATCCTGAATCAATCTTGCAAGGCGCTCAGATGTTGGCTCAAGCTGGCGACCAACAAGGTGCGATGGCTTTGGCTCAATATGCTCGTCAATCTCAAAGTGAGATGGCTCTTGTCCAACAAAGACGAGCGGCAGAACAAGCATCTTTGGCTCAGGCAGCTAAAACTCAATTGTCTATCAAACAAGAAGAGCAACTTCGTGATGAGTTGTCTAAACTTCCACAAAGTGCTTCACAAGATGATGTTCTTGCTATTGTTACTAAGTATGGTTCACCAGATAAAGTTTTAGCGGCTTTACAGGCTTCAGCAGACAAAGCTGCAACTAATGTAGCAAGAAATGAAGCGGCACAATTGGCTAACCAAGCAAGAATTGATGCGGCTAAAGTTGCGGCTGACGCTAGGATTGAAGCGGCTCGTGTAGCTGGTGGTACTGCCTTACAAATTGCTCAAATGAGAGCAGATTCTGCAAGAGAATTGCGTGAACTAACGGCCTCACTTAAAGGCCCGAAAGTTCTTGCTCCTTCTCTACAAAAAGAGGAAGACAAAGAATTAGAGTTGGTTGATTCATTGACTGCTCGTGAGACTTCATTAGCTCCCGCTATTGCTACATTGACTCCTGATCCTAGGACAGGTAAACCACCTTTAGAACTTGGCCCTGTCAACAATCTACGTTATCAAGCACAGAATGCCGCAGGTAACTCTAGTGTGGAGAGCCGAAACTATGCAGCTTTGCAACGTGCTGTTCAAGAGGCTACCAACTTAAAGACAGATGCGGCTAAAGGTGTACAGACTGACAAAGACGTTTTGCGCTTTGCCAATGAACTTATTGCGGCTTTCGGTGGGAATGATACTAAAACCACACTTGAGGCTCTTAGTAACTTCGCTAAATCTACTGGTAAAGCTAAAGAAAATGCTCAGAAACGCATTGATAGTCGTCGTACATCACAAGGTATAGAACCTTACTACGGCCCTAAAGCTGGTACTGCACAAAACCCCATTAAACTAGACTAAAGGTAAGCATCATGGCGACTGTTTATGAATACAAAGGCACATCCTATGAATTGCCTGATGGCTTATCAAACGAAGCCGCTTTAGCAAGGATTAAGGCTAGTCTAGGTGAAGCACAACCTTCTGCACAACCTACAACTCCACCCACTGCTGAAGCTCCAAAAGAGCCAGGGCTTGGTGATTTGCTTAGAAGACAACTTGGTTTGGCTACTCGTGCAGTAGTTACTGGTGTTTCTGCGCCAGCAAACATCGTTACTGACTTTCTAAGCGGTGCATACAATGTTGGAGCAAATATTGTTGGTTCTGAAAAAAGAGCGCCTTATTTGTCTAAAGAGCAAAGCAAAGGTTTGACTCAATTGGGTGTTCCTGAGCCTGAAACTGGTATTGAAAGAGCCGCACAAGCAGGTATGCAAGGTTTAGTATCTGCGGGTGGAATGGCGGCTACTGCTCCAAAATCAATCTTTGGTGCTGATTTAGTTCGTCAACTACCTGCGGCTACTGCTGCTCCAATGGTTGCACAACCTGTTGCAGAGGCTACCAAAGAAATTACTGGTAGCGATATGGCGGCTACGATTGCGGCTTTAGGTGTCTCTGGTGCTGTTGGCAAGACTACTGGCGATATTTCTGGTCGAATTGCCACAGGAAAACAACCAACTACTACGATGGCTGATGTTCAGCAAAAGGCTACTCGTGCTTATACAAAAGTTAGCGATCAGGGAATTGAAATATCTGGTCAAAACGCCACAAGCCTTGTTGACAAAATAAAAACTCGTTTAGACGCTGTTGATTACATTCCAGAAAATGCCGCACCTGTTGCCAACATTTTGAACAAATATGAAAGCATCCTTCAGCGTGGAAACATTACTTTTGACAATGTTGAACAGATGCGTAGGTTGGCAAATAACCTAAAAGGCAATCCAGATAAGAACATTCGTAGACTTGCAAGTGAAATGGTTGATAGCATTGATGAACACGTTGCCGCCTTGTCTCCCAAAGATGTAGTGTCTGGTGCGGGTGGAATTGATGTTGCCGTTAAGACAATCATGGAAGCCCGTAAAGACTTTAGAAACCTAAGTCGTGCTTCTACTCTTGATAACATCTTAAATGTTGCAGAAACCAAAGCCTTGAATCCAAGCGCATCCGAGAGTGAGTTGATTCGCCAAGGGTTTATTGGTCTTGCTGCTAACAAAAACAAGATGAATTTGTTTAGTAAAGATGAGCAAAATGCCATCAAAGCAGTTGCAAAAGGAAGTTCTTTAGACCCTTTGTTGACCTTAATGGCTAAATTTAACCCACAACGTAGTCAATTGATTACTGGTGGTGCGGTTGGTTTTGGTGTTGGTAGTCCAGAGACTTTGAAGTATTCAATACCAATTGCTGCCGCAGGTTATGGTGCAGACAAATTGCAAGCAATGATTCGTAGACAATCTGCTGAAAAAGCAATGAGTGGTTTATTGACAGGCACAACACCTGGCCCTCAACCATCTTATTACACTCGTGGTCTGTTAAGCACCATGATGAATCCTCCACAGCAATGAAAGACGGGCTGTTTGCTATCTCAGTAGCAGCCCTTCTTCTTTGTTTTGTAATTTTCTGTAGTTATATTATTGTTTGGGCATTTCCGTGATCGCCTTTCTCTTGGCGGCAACCATAGAGTACCGATGTATTAAGTGGACTTGGACTGGCGATGTTTACAATCGCAGAGTAGTCTGTCTCAAGTGGGAGAGAAAGAAGTGATCGATCCTATTACGGCTCTAGCTGGCATACAGTCAGCAATCAGCATGGTCAAGAAGGCAGCTAATGTTGCCAATGACCTAGGCTCACTTGCGCCCATGATTGGTAAGCTATTTGACGCTAAGTCTGTAGCTACCAAAGCCATGCTTCAGGCTAAACAGTCTGGCAAAGGCTCAAACATGGGTACGGCTTTGCAGATTGAGATGGCTTTAGAACAAGCCAGAGCGTTTGAGGAAGAGTTAAAGATGCTCTTCATGCAGACAGGCAAGATTGACGTTTGGAACAAGATTAAAGCCCGTCAAGCAGAGATGGACTTGGCAGATGCCAAAGAGATAAGTGCGCTAAAGAAAGCAGAGAAAGCAGCCAAAGAAAAAGAGCAAGAACAACTAGAGATTGGTTTGGCAATAGGTGGAATATTCTTTGTTTTGTTTCTAGTCTTTGTTGGTGTAAATGAGTTGATGGAATTTTGTGCAACGACTCGTAGATGTGGCAGATGAATGAGTACCAGAAGACCTTTGACTTGTGCTTAAAAATCTTCGTTTACGGGCTTGTGGCACTTTATTTCTTGGGCTTTCTAAAGTTCCTTCCTGATGATCTGTCAGACAGAATTGTTAATCTTTTACTTGGAAAGGTTGGTCTTGGTAAATGAGATATTTATTGCTTCTTTTACTGCTAACTGGTTGTGATGAAAAATATCGTTATTTTTGCCAAAACCCAGACAATTTCCATGCTGAACAATGTCAGAAACCTAGATGCCAGTTCACTCAGACTTGCCCTGAGTACTTGGTTGCCCCAATCTTGGAGAAAAAAATCAATGATGTCCAACCAGAAACCAAAGTTAACAACTGAAGAGATTGAGGTAAGAATTTGGGGGTTTGTTGTGATTTCAGTCACACTTATCCTCATGTTTATTGTTGCTGCTTTGCTCTATTCTGTGACTTTTGTCACTCAGCCAATCAAAAGCATGGCCCCGATTGACCAAGCCTATACCAAGATGCTGAACGACATTGTTCTTTTGATCGTGGGTGGTATCGGTGGAGTTATTGGTAAACGGGCTATGTCAAGTGCCGCCAGAGCGTTTAATCCTCCAACGCAACCAACGTGTCAACCAATGGGCTATGGAGGCTCTATGGGCGGTTTTAACTCGTCCTATGCCCCTCCGCAATCTGCGTATGGTTTGCCTAGTCAACCATTCGGGGCTATGCCTGTTTGGAAGAACCCAGAATTGGATGAATCTTGGACACCTGGCCCTCCTCCAACAACCCCACCTGACCACCTAGAAGATGACCATGAGCGTGAAGAGTTGGCTCAAGCAAGAAAAGAGGCTGAATAATGTTTGGCATACCCATACCATATTTGATATTGGCAATCTGCATTGCCTTATTTGGTTCTTACCGAGGCGGCTATCACTTTGGTTGGGAAGACAGAGACAACGACATGAAGATAGCCATTGCTAAAAAGAATGAAGAAGCTCGTCTTATCGAGCAAAACATGACTGAAAAACTTTCTCAACAATCTGCCAAACTACAGGAAGCCAATGATGCTATCAACAAAAAAACTACTGCTCTTGCTGTTGCCAATCGTGCTGGCAAGTTGCGCCTCTGCCCCCCAAGTAACTTACAAACCACCTCAAGTGCCTCCATTACCTCCACAGATTCAAAAGCAACCAGTGAATCTAACAGACCGACTAATGAACCTTCTGATGCCGAAAGAGCAACCATTGACGCAATCGCAGAAATAGTTGCCCAAGGGGATAAAAATACTGTCGCTTTGAATGCTTGCGTAGACTCGTATAACCAGATGAGAGACTTGTTGAATGATAAACGCTGACCAACTCCGACAACTTCACATTGACCCTGTGTGGGTTGACGCACTTAACGAGACTTTTCAGCGTTTCGATATATCTACACCTGCTAGACAAGCTGCCTTCATTGGACAATGTGGGCATGAGTGTGCTAACTTTAGAATCCTTGAGGAAAACCTAAACTATCGTGCTGAAACATTAACAAAGATTTGGCCTAAGCGTTTCCCATCATTAGAGTTTGCCAAGCAATACGAACGCCAGCCAAGAAAGATTGCCAATAGCGTTTACGCAAATCGTATGGGAAACCGAGATGAAGCATCTGGGGATGGTTTTCGTTTCCGAGGCAGGGGTGCGATTCAGCTTACTGGACACGCATCTTATTTCCATGCAGGTCAAGCCTGTGGTGAAGACTTTGTAATGAATCCTGACCTTGTAGCCACACCTAGATATGCTGCCATGACAGCAGGGTGGTTCTGGAACACCCATAAACTAAACCAATACGCTGATTCTCAAGATTACAAAACTTTAACCAAGAAGATAAATGGTGGGTTTATAGGGCTAGAAGACCGCATAAAGCACATAAATGAAGCCCTACAGGTTTTAACAAGTTAAATTAAATTGTCATAAATACTGTATAAGGTGTTGAAATGTCTAACATTCCTACGCCAGAACATTCACAATTGTTTGCACAAAGTGTCAGAAAGTGGCAACAAGTGCTTAGTCTGGGTGATTGGAGGATTGAAAAAGGAAGTAAACCAGCAAAAGCTGCTATGGCTTCTGTTGAGTTTAATGCTTCTGCTCGATTGGCTACTTATAGACTAGGCGACTTTGGTGCTGAGAAGATCACGCCAGAGTCTCTGGATCAGACTGCTTTGCATGAATTGCTTCATGTGTTTCTGCACGATTTAATGACTGTGGCACAAGACCCCAAGTCATCTCAGGACGAGATTGAAATGCAAGAGCATAGGGTCATCAACTTGTTAGAAAAGTTACTGTTCAAGGATTCTCATGGTATCAAATAATGGCATGAATTCCTGTACTGACGAGCAGTTTATAGAACTGTGGGACAAACACCGATCTGTTACAAAAGTAGCAAAGATTTTAGGCATCACTGAAAGAGCCGTTAACTACCGCAGACGCAACATGGAAAAATTCCATGATGTCAAATTAGGTGCTAATGACTCTCGTAGTGCTCAATATGATGCTAGAAGACCAAAATCTTTCTCTCCGCTTAAACAAGTAAACCTTGGCATCTTAGATGGTACTGTGATTGTCTTCTCTGATGCTCACTTCATACCTGGTCAACGAACAACAGCGTTTAAAGGGCTTTTATGGGCTATACAGCACTTTAAACCCAAGGCGGTGATATGTAACGGGGATGCGTTTGATGGCGCTTCTATATCACGCCATGATGTAACTGACCAACCACAGACTTCTGTTATCCAAGAACTTAAGGCTTGTCAGGGTGCATTGGGTGAGATAGAGGAAGTTGCTAAAGCAGCAAGGCACAATGTAAAGCTACTGTTTACATGGGGCAATCACGATATTAGGTTTGGCAACAGATTGGCGCAACATGCACCACAGTTCAAGGATGTTGTTGGTTTTAAGTTGACAGACCACATTACCGAGTGGGATTTCTGTTGGGCAGTGTGGCCTACTGAGCAATGTATTATCAAGCACCGATACAAGGGGGGGATTCATGCCACTCACAACAATACAGTTAACGCTGGCGTATCAATAGTTACAGGGCATCTGCACTCCTTAAAGGTCACGCCATTCTCTGATTACAACGGATGTAGATACGGGGTAGATACGGGGACTTTAGCTGAGACTGATGGCCCACAGTTTACTTATGCTGAGATAAACCCAAACAACCACAGATCAGGGTTTGCGGTGTTAAACTTCTACAATGGTCAGCTTTTATGGCCTGAACTCGTCCATAAATTTGATGAGGACATGGTTCAGTTTAGGGGTGAAGTGATTGATGTAGGTGCGTTTTGAGTGCCTGGCTAATCATACTTACGGGGGCAATCTACGCCTATATCGCTGGTGAGCAGCTTTTGAAAGACAACCCCTACATGGCCATCGTGTACGCAGGGTACAGTTTTAGTAATTTGGGACTTTATCTACTTGCTAAATAAGTGGATATGCCATAACATAGAACCATTGGAGGCTCTATGATTACTTATGAAGAAGCGCATCAACTTTTTGAATACTTACCTACAGGCCAACTTGTAAGGAAAGTTACAAGAAGCAACAACGCCAAAAAAGGGCAAATTGTTGGATGCTTAAATTCCTATAAATATTATGTTGTACGCATAAATAACAAACTTATTGGTGTACATCGTTTAATTTATTTTATGCACACAAAAGAATGGCCTAAAGAAGTTGACCACATTGATGGTAACCCATCAAATAACAAGATTGAGAATTTAAGAAGTTGCTCTCACAAAGAAAACATACGTAATAGCCCAAACTTTTCACATAACACTTCTGGCGTTAAAGGTGTTAGTTGGCAACCAGACAGGAAGAAATGGTACGCATATATCATGGTTGATAGAAAACAGATAAATCTTGGAAGACATGATAAGTTTGAAGATGCAAAAGAAGCGGCTATAAATGCACGAAAACAAGCGTTTGGTGAGTTTTATAGACCGCTTTAATGTGGGGCTTTATCTGTTAGCTAAGTAGATACTAACTATCGTTTGTTTCTAGTTCTTCAAATATATCATCGTCATCAACTAAAGCTTTGTATTCAGCACCCCACCCGTGATACTCTTGAAATTCAATAAAGTCATTGATAACTGTAATTTTCTCGAAACTCTCAGCCTCAACAGTAAGTAAATCTTTATCGTCCCAACCAAATTTTCTTTCAAATTTCATCTTACTCTCCTTAAAGGTTCTTGATATTTCTCGGGTGGTGGTGGCAGCATCTTCTCACTTGGTGGTGTCCATCCAAACTTTCTCCAGATTGCTTGAACGTCTGAGCCAGAAGACCATTTGAAATCCTTGTTTGGCACTGAGGGATAAC